AGTAGGTGGATCATAAAATCCACCAGGACCTCCAGGTCCAAATTCCCCACTACCGGGCTGTGGACAATCAGATAAATTTGAATTGGATGAACATTGTTGAACTGGTAAAGTTGGATCATAAGGACAAGGATACAATCCCTGCGATTCACATAAAGGTTCAAATTCATCATAACTATCACCACCACCACCACAGGCACAACATGCGTCAGTCGGTAATAACCCCCAACATCCAATATCTCCTTCATCGAGATTGTTACATCTCTCCTCCGGATTTACTGCATACCAACCACAATCCATTGGCATAGCATTACTAGTATTAGCAGCAGCCCATGTGTTCCAAGTTCCAAATGGAGTCCAACACTGTAAATTTACACATTCATCAAGTAAACTATCATCATCACCATCATCACCACCACCGTCACCACAATCTGCAGTACAGATACAACCAACATTAAAAATATCGGTACCTGAACACATATCACCACATCCACCATTTGGTCCAGTTGGAGCAACAGCACCTTGAGTACAAGTGCTAGCATCATATCCTGTTACAAGAGCTCCATCACAAAAACATTCAACAGTACCTGCGGGTTGACTACAACAAGCTGGTAATGGCATTTATCTTACCCCCTCAGTAATTTTTGATATATTATTAAAACTATTCACGGTCACTCCTATACTTTGTAACCACGAGCTCGCAGTAAATCTGTTCGTGATATTATTTCAACTTTACATTTAGCACCATATTCTGTTTTTGAAGAATATCCTCCATTACCGTCTTGAGTAGGACCACCTTCTACAGGTGTTACTTCTAAATAAGGATCAAAATTGTGTCTCCAAAATTCAGGAAATCTTCCTATGTATTGATTTCCAAATACATTTCCATTTGGAAAAGTAACAGTAGGAGTAGAAGAATCGTATATTGCAGAATCATGTGAATTATCTTCTTGTTGATTAGGACTATAAGTAGCACAAATAAAATACCATTCATTTGGATCATAAGGAATTCTTAAATTTGTCATTAAACCAAGACGAGAATCATATCCCACCGCACCATCACCTTTGCCAAATTCAGGTAATTCATCTCTACGATTCCAAAAAGGCATTCCAATATGTGAACCTCTTAATCCATTGTGCTCATAATTAGAGTTTGGTAACCCAAGAGAATTTTCCATATCACTAGGTTCTTTAACAACTAATCTTATAAATCTTTCCGAATCCGTATCTGAGAAAAATCCTTCAATTGGTGGAACACCTTCTGCCCAATCAGTTGATGGAATAACCGACTCGTTTGAAAAGACATCTCCCCAAGTCATATCATCTGTAATTACTCCACCCCAACCACTCGTACCAATTACATCATTTTTATTTAACACATAAGTTTCTAATGTAAATCCAAATGGATTATTTTCTTTCAATGGATTTCCATAATTAAAAAGAGTTCCACTACTTACTTTATCTATAAATCTTACCCACATTGTAATGGTAAAACCTGTATCTGTCCAAGTTGGGTTGTTTGGATCTAAACCTTCAATAAACTTATCATTTCTATTTCTTACAATAATTCCTTGATTAAGTTCTCTAAATTTTAAATAACCATCTGACTGATTTTGATATAGTGGTCTATCGTCTTGAGGAGTTCTTGGTAATTCATCAACATCAACAAGATAGTCGTTTAATGTATCTCTCAATGATTGTAATGTTTTACCTTGATTTGCAACATTAGCATCAAAATTTAATCTTGTTATCATCCCCTCACTTTCAGGTAATGTAGATTGTTGATCATTTTCTTGAGGAGCAGTGATATCATTATTCCAATGATAATCATTTGAACTAAATTCGTCACCAACCATACCATCTAGTATTTGGAAATTAGGTGGTGGATTTGTAAGAGCTTCAAATTCAGCGAAAAAAGCATCTATTCTATTTTGTCTTGCAGGATCAACACCTAATAATTCGTAGATTTCTGTATCTAGGACTTGAGTAGCTACTTCTGGATTTATATATGTAGTATTTTGACTTATACCTGCAAATTGACTTACATTCAATGGATTTAATATAGTAGTTCCAGTAGCATCTTCTATTATATTTGTTAAAAAACCAGTTAAATCATGGGGTATTCCATCACTACCAATACATCCTATTTGACAGTCACCGTATGTTCCAGTTGCAGTACATTCAATAGTATTAATGGTATCTGTAGTCCAACCGTCACAAATATTTTGTAAAGCTTCTAAATCATCTCCCTCATTTGTTTCAGAATCTCGTTGTCTCAATAATATAGGTTCTGTATTAGATCTTCCACGAGTTATAAGACCATTTCTAATTGTTTGTTGACTCTGTCTAACTACACTTGGATCAACACAACTACTTACTATTAAAGCTGCAGCTACTTTATCTAATAATTGTTCTACGGTAACCATTCATTAACTCCTCTTAATTACGAATTCAAAATCATCATCGAATATTTGTTCTTGTCCATCGTCATATTTTACTTTAAGTAATATTTTATAAACTCTATCAGGATAAAATCCATCTAACCATTGAATAAAATAATTTGAATTACTGTCACAACTCATTGATGTATATCCACTAAATGGAACAATGAATTCATCGGTAGCCACATCTTTAATTGCATATGAACCACTACTTTCTGGTATAAAAGAACCTGATATAGTTTGTACTGAAGATGAGAATGTTTTTTGTATATATCTTTTTCTTGCACCAATTCTAAATTTAACTTTTTCGTTTTCTTTATAACTTTCTCTCAATCCCTTCATATAAAGATAATTATCAGCCAATCCACTTGATGTTAGTTGAGTCAAACTTCCAGTGTTAGAACCAGTACAGGGTGAATGGTCATCCCACTGTACTTCTAGTTTTGGTTGATAAATTGTGTGTGTGTTTCTTGAGAAAAATTTTAAATGACCAAATGTTTCTGAATCTGTTTCTTGACTTCCACTAAATCTAATTAATATTCCATTATTATCATAATGTCCTTTTAACCAACCATTTACCATATCAGTAATTTCAACATTAACATCAGGTGATTGATTTGAAAAAGATTGAACAGATGCACTTATAAAACTATTAGTTGAACTTGATACTTGTGAACCTCCAGAACCACTCCAAATAAGTTCCGTTCCACCAATTGGATTGGAACGATTTTCCCAACTACAACCATTTGTGTTTTTTGGATTGTCATCAAATTTACCAGTTCCCTCTACCCAAGATTGTGATATTGGTTGAAAAGCTAATTTGTACTCTTCTGATAATTCTGAATTACCTTCAGCTTCATAAAGTCTCAAAAAGAATTTTGGATTTACAATTGTACCATTAGCAATAGAATTTGACATTTCTGTAAAGCCATCTCCTGCAAAATTTATTAATGCTCTTGTTTGATGGTCGAATTTATTATTATAAAAAAACTTTTTAACTTCAAGTATTTGGTCTCTTCCAAAGTTTTGGTCTTTAAAAGATTCACCAGTTATCGTTGATGAACCACTTGAAATCCAAGTGTCTTGTGTTGGAAAAATAAAATGATGCATTATCTGACTCTCCCTCTTATATTTTTATTTGGATATTTTAATTCAAATACTCCTGGATTGTTTGGTGATGGTGGAAGTATGATTCCACCAACATTAGCATAATTAAAATCATACAAAAAACCATATCCATCAGTTCCATTGGAATTAACACCAGATGTTTCAATATCTACAGAATATTTATATAGAGGAGATGCAAAAGATTCAGCTGAATTATAATCTGAATCTTGTGTAATCGTAACATAATTTACAGATCTCACACCCTCTACATCCATTAGTAAATATTCTATCTGACTAATAAATATTGGTTGATTAAATTGCATTTTATCTATATGAAAATATTCTTTTATTCTATTTATACATCTTAATTTTACTTCTTCTTTGTTTGCATATTTGTGTGCAATTAAATCAAAGTAAACTCCAAAATTAATTACATGGCCATCTATAATATTAATTTCATCTGTAATTATTCTAAAATTTTCTAAATATGTTTTAATATTTTGTTTTAATAATGCTGGAATATGATCATTAGGTTCAGGAGTTAATAATCCAAGTTGAGCATATGGATTACCAACTAAGTTTTTATTTCTATCATATGATAAAATAAAAATATTTATTGTTCCTAAGTCTGAAATTAAAGATGATACTAATTCAGAACTTGGTGCATTTGATGGTACTCCTGAAGAAATAACAGTTTGAACCTCTTCAAAATTTGTGGCTGATGTAACACCGTCTATAAATGCTTGAGAGTTAGCTATGTAATTATTTATATCAGTTGATAAACTGTATGGATTAGAATCACCAGTTGAAGGTACTCCACGAGTCACCATTACTTTAGCTATACTTCCAAATTTTGAAGACAGATTTAATACTCTTGCCTCATAATCTTCTTTTGTCACACATCTGTTTTGTGTTGAGAAAAATGCTTTAGTTTTTTCTCTAATCTCATCAATAGTTTCTTCATCTCTACCCCCACTAGCAGGTACTTTATTTGATACAGTATCAATCTGAGGAGTTCCTGATGGTGAATTAATTATTGAAACAGAATCAGAATCTAAAGAACTTATTCTTCCTACTTCCACATTTGAATCAAATCCCCCACCAACTCTATAAGTAATTGTAAGTGTTGTTTGAGATGGTGCTTCACCCAAAGTAGAATATTCATCACCCATTAAAGGATCTATAGATTCATTTATATCATTAGATTGACCCGGTATAATAATACCAGCCTGTTCTAAAAGTAAATATCCACTTTCAAGAGTATTTCCATCTTTTAATATACCGTTTCCAAATACTAAAGAGGTTGTATTATCTAAATTTGTTTCACGAGTAAATCTTTTTTGAGTTTTAACATACTCCAATGAGTATGGAACTGGAACATCACTTACAATTAAACTACCATCTTCATTAGTATAAGCACTATCTCTAGTTCCCTCATTCGTATAATGGGTTTCAATTGGAACTTTATCTTGTGCTAAAAAATCAACTTCATACCAATTGTTTCCATTTGAGTCTACACAAGAAACAATATCAACAACATTTTTATCAGCTATTGTTATTTTTTTAAATTTTTCTGGTGCACTGATTGAAAATGTTGTCACTTTAGTTTCTGCACTTACAGCTCTAACTTTTCTTTTTAATCTATAAGTAGAAACCAAACCAGAATCTGTTTCAAAAGATGCAACAGATGTTGTATCATTTGATCCAGATATTGTAAAATCAATAACATCTAATGTTTCAAAAATTAACTTTGAGTCTGTACTTGATGCAACTTTTATACTTTTATCATATATAGGAGCAAATGAATAATCAACTTTAGACCTATCGTTAACATCAGCAGGAATTACTGATTCAAATGTTAATTCACAAAAAGCTGGACAAATTGGTTTAACTTTATAACCAAACATTTTAGCCATATTTAAAATATTTTTTCTTTCTTCAGCTAATGGTAATATCATTTCTTGATATTGTTTGTCAATATAGAATGATAACACATCACCTACATATGCATTCATTTCCAATAACATCATTCCAGGTGACGATTCATTAAAATCTTTAAAAGTATTTGGAAAATAAGATTTTGCATAATCCATCAAAGAAGTTTTAAATTCAGAAAAATCTTTATTTAAATAATTTACATTTGATTCTTTAAAATTTTCTTTACCATAATTTGGCATTTTTTATCTCCATTTATTAATAACTTGTATTATTGTCTGTTTGTTCACCAGTATTGGTTATAGTAACTTGAACAGAATCTAAAGTATTAGGGTCTTGTTTAATATTAAAAACAATATTTAAAATCATTGAATTAACTCCAATAGATAAATCATCATTATTTGTTGCAATTTCTATATTTCTAACTTCAACAAAGGGTAACCAAAAAGATAAAACATCAAGTATACTATCTTGTATTGGTAATACAGACTCCTCACCCACTTGTTCAAATAAATATTTTCTTAAATCTATACCAAAAGTTGGTTGCATTAATCTTTCACCTTGATGTGTATTTAATAAATTTCTTATATTAACTTTTACAGCTTCAATTGTTGTATATGTTGATGCAAAATATCCTTGTTTATCATCACCTTTTCTAATTGGTAAATCTAATCCAATTGATACATTTGTATCATTATCTACTATGTATGGTTTTCTTGATGTGTCTCTTATTGCCATTATAATAAGTCCTCAATATCTTCCCTAATTAATTTTACAGTTGTATATTGTCTTTGTCCATCTTCATCCGCTACATCAAATGATTCTTGAGAATCTGGATCTGATCCTATGTGAACATATCCTGTTGAAGTTAGTCCACCAGATGATTTATTTAAATTTAAACCTGGAAGGGTAGAACCACCTTTTAATACTGGTTTTACAGCTTTTTCTATCTGACCCTGAAGTTCGTCAACCAACTCACCAGCTCCTGCAGGAGCTGCTATTGTTTTTAATGTACTTAATATAGGTCCATATTCTCCCAACAATGTTTCCATTTTTACATTAACATCTAAATCAGAAGTTTGAATATCTTCAAGAACAACTGGTGCATTCAATTGAGTTACTCTTAAATTAGCCTTTGTTAAAAAATTAACTATAGCTTCTTTTTCCATTTCACATTGTATTGCAAGTGGAGAATCTTCAGCTCCAGCTTTTTCTATAGCCTCAAGACTAGCACCACCCAATCTCAATCCTTCAAGTTTAGCATCTAATAAATCTTGTTTTAGTCCCATTGTTATCTTCCGTGTTTTCTATCTTGTATTTCTTTTGTTTTTTTCAAAACACTACTATAATTTTTATTAACAAATTGTGCCATCGGGTCACTTGATGGAACAGCTTGTTGTGGTGTATCTTTCATCATATCACCATATTGACTACCAACCAATTCATTCATCCTTTCTGTTGTAAATTCCT